CGACGGCCCGTCGTGGCCGCGATGACGTCCGCCACCTCCTTGGTCGTGAACGTGCCGTGCACGGAAGGGCCGAACAGCTCCTGAATCGGCAGGCGGCTTTTGCCGCGGCGGATGTAGACGCCGCGATGGCCGGTCTTCGGCATCGTCGCGATGAAGGCGTGCTTGATGAGCTTGGGTATGCCCCAGGCTGTCGTCACAACGCCAAACGGATACTGGCGCACGCTGAACCGCGAGAGCGCGAGGCCGCGCTTGCTCGAGATGATTTCCGCGGCATAGGCGCCCACCGGGACGAACGGGACGCGGATCTGCGACAGCACATCCTGGTTTCGCTTACCGCCGGTATCGCGCGACTTGATGCCCCAGCGCTTCTCGATCGCCAGCGCTGCCTGATTGCGGGCCTGGTTGGCGGTGGCGCGCAGCGCTTTCGCGACCGGCTCATCGAGTGTCGGACGGCCGAGCGCTTTCACCGCCGCTTCGAAGGCCCGTGTGTCCAGTGTGACGCTCATCGCGAGCGGCATGCCAGACCGCCTTCAGCGCAGCCCGATAAGCGTGATCAGCACCATCACACCCAGCACCATCACAACAGCCAGGGCAGTGTAGAAAAGCGCCATCATCGCGCCATTTCTCCGCCCGCTTACTTCGTCTGCTGCGACACCTGCTTGGCGTTACCGCCGGCGTCTACGGCCACTCGGCCCATATCATGCGCGGCATCGGCGTGCGTCTGCGCAGTTGCATGATCGCCGCGTTCGTGCGCCTGCGCCGCCTGAATGTGGCGATCGGCGGCTTCGTTGTGGTGGCTGGCGGCCTGCTCGTGAGCCTGGACCGCCGGGTGTTTCTGGTCAGACATAATTGCAGTCTCCTTCTTCGGGTTGAGAAGTCAGTGCAGAACCCGGCGCTTGCGGATTGGCAGTGGGGGCGCCGTACGTCCCACCACCGGACCAGGCGGCGCCGCGGCGGCTTGCTGCGGCGCAGGCTGCGCGGCCTCTGCAGGCGGTTCGGGCGGTGGCGGCTCGAGATCGAGTTCCTTCTCCGCCTCGCGCCATTTCGCCTCAGACCAGCGGTCGACACCCTCGCGCCAGGCAGCGGCGCGGGCATAGACGCGGCAGTCGAGTGCCTCATTCCTTGGCCGCAGCGGGCGCCATTCCGTGCGCAGAGCGAATCCGTTCCGCGCGCGCACGATGACCTGTTGCTCGGCCACGAGCTGCTTGCACCACTCGTCGCCGGCTGCGGTCGAGAGATGCAGATAGCCCTGTGGAAACCGTGCGCCTTCCGCAAGCTCCTCATCGGTCGGCTTGGTGAGGCGGAGGAACTTGTAAGTCTCGTTCTTGAAGAAGCCGCCCGAGACGATCCAGAGCGTCACGCCACGCTTGATCTTCCGCCCGCCCTCGGTGATGTCGATATAGGTCGGCCCTGCGACGGGGACGCTGCGCTCGGTCTGCGCGCCCTTCACGGCGAGCACCAGGCGACGATCCTGCTGGCGTACCCAGGCATACAATTCACGGGTGAAGGCGCCGGTGTCGATCGCGACACGGCGCAGCGCGATCCGTTTGCCGCTCGCATGTGGCCAGGTGCGCGAGAGAAACTCCGTCAGCAGAGTCCACACCTCCGGTCGCGACGTGTCGCCGTCGAACACCAGGTGTTCAACCAGCCAACTTTCGAGATGCCGGCCCCAGGCCCAGACATCAGCCTCGATGCGGTTGGCCTGGACGTCGACGCCGGCGGTGAGGAAGAGGCCACGCTCAGGCACCGTCGCGTGCGGCCAGTCCTCGCGCCGGTCATAGAGGCGTCGCCAGTCGGGAATGGCGTCCGCCTCTTCCTCCCATTCCTCGGCGAGGATGGTGTTGGTAAACACCTTGCGCGCCTCGGCCGATTTGCGTGCCTTGTTCTCCCAGATCCAGGCGATCTTCTCCCAAGAAAGCCACCCAACCGGCGAATAGAGGCCATTGATGTGATAGCCGCGTGTGTGCGGATCCGCGCTCTCGGACGTCGCGTGCCACTTGCCGCGCGCGAGCATCTCCGTCTTGTGGTGCTCCTCGATGTGCCCTTGGCAGATGGCGCACTCGTAGAAGCAGTTCTCGATCGCGATCGTTTCCTCGCCGGACGCCTTATCGACAATAGGGCGGCGCTCGTAGCGGAGCTGCTTGAATTCAAGTACTTGCTCCCCAGTGCAATGCGGGCACGGCACGAAGTACTTGCGCTGGTCGGAACGCTCGTATTCGGCCGAGATCACCGACGTGCCCTTCATCAGCGGCGTCGAGGTCAATAGCGCCTTGGCGCGGAAGCCGAATGTTTCTGAGCGTGCCTCGGCGAGCGATATCGGATCGCCCTCGCCGTCGACATCGGGCGGGTAGGCGTCGACCTCGTCCATGAACTCGAAGCGCGCCGGCATCGAGCGGAGACCGACCGCGCTGTTGGCACCGGTGATCACCAGGCAGCCGCCGGGAAACTCCTTCATCAACATCGTATTGCCGGAATCACGCTCACGCGCCGGCGAAACGCGCTCTGACAGGACGGGACTGTCCGCGATGAGCGGATCGATGCGCTGCTTGGAAAAGCGCTTGGCAAGCTCGACGGTTGGCTGCACCGCCATGACCGGCCCGGGTGCGTGATGGATGATATAGCCGAGCCAGCAATTCCCCGTTTCGGTGCCGCCGATCTGGGAAGGCTTCTTGAACACCACGCGCTGCACCGGCGAGGTCACCGAGAGGCAATCCATGATCTCGCGGATATAGGGCGTGCGGCTGACGCGGTACGGACCGGGTTCGGCCGCGCTTCGGGTCGACAGCTTGCGGTGCCGCTCGGCCCACTCGCTGACGGTAAGTACCGGGTCGGTCCGCAGGGCGCGCGCGATGACCGGATTGCTCGCCTGGTCGGCCAGCTCGTCACAGATCCGCGCCATATGCGCGTCGACCTTCGATGCGAGATCGAAGGGATCGATGCTGTGCTGCGCGGCAATGACCGCAGCATGCCGCGCGCCACTATTCAGGAGGCGATCACGAATCGAGCGGACGCAGGCGAAGGTGCGATCGTTGAGGGCTTTGCGATCGATCAGCTCACCCGACGCCTCGCGCGCCTTCATGGTCTCGACCACAGCTTTCGCCTCGCGCAGCGCGCTCTTGGCGTCATGCAGTTGCCCAGCCAGGGAAGCGCTCACGCCGTGACCGCGGCCACCTCAGTCTGCAGGTCGCCGAGATCACTAGCGACCGCGTTCAACGCCTGCCGCAATGCCATATCGAGCAAACCGTCGGATGACGCACGCGCTGAAGTCGCGACAGCCAGCGCAGCAAGCTCCGCCGCCGCCGCACCCCTGTCCGCGAGCCTCGCCCACATCTGCTCGGCTTTCTGCTGCTCGAGCGCGAGCTTGGCCTGCGTTCGCTTGAGGTCGGCCGCGGCGTTGCGGTCGGCATGCTCTCGGCCCGCAGCCCAGGTGGCCCGCCGCGCGGACCATGCTTCCGCGCTTTCGGGCGTGATGGCGCTGCCATCAGCCGTGAGCTCCAACGCGCCACGCGCGATCGCCTGCGTGACCGCCGACGCTGACACGCCGTGCAATCGCGCGAATTCGGAGCGGTTTAACGGTTCCGGCATCGCCATGAATATGTAAGCAATTTCAACGGTCTGGCGCTAGCGGCAAAATGGGCTGTCCCCATGCGCACCCGGGGTCTGGGCGCCGGAAGGACCCGAGATGTCTCATGTTTTGACACAAATTCCCATATTACGATTTTTCTATCGTGTTGAGAGAATTGGATAATTTGGCGAGATAATGCCCTTCGGGGGCGGACAAGATCCTTGGCTATGCGGGATCCTCTTCGAGCATTGCATCGAAACCGTACCGCGCAATGCGATGTGAGATCACGCCGAAGCGCGACAGTCGAGTGCATCACGCTGGGACGCCAAGGGGCAGGGGGTGTTGCGCGCGAGGTCGGCGCTGTGGGCCCCATCTGGGGTGGTGCACAGGCGAGGTCAGTCCCGCTGCCCGAACACGAACCCGTAGGTGCGGCAGAGCGCGGTCGCGGTCGTGAACTGCGCCTCGGTCATGTGCTCGGCGTAGATCTCGCTGCGGTGGATCAGGCAGAGCGTGCGCACCGCTTTGTGGAGATGACCCTCGCCGCTCATGAGGTCGCCCATGTCGCCACACGAGGCCAGAAAGAACAGGGCGACGATCGCAGCCGCCGCGCATACGATTCGTGGTGTGGCCGCCTGCTCAGCAACATCCGCCTGGGCGGCGCGCGTACGACGGCGCAGGATCTCGGCCAGCAGCTCATCGGGCGCGCACGAGAGACGCTCGTGGTTGGCCTCGATCGGGATGCGGATCAGCCGGAGGCGGACGAGCCAGGCCGCCTGCATCGATAGGCCGAGCGCGCAGGAGTCGACGGATGGCAGCCGGTACTCGTTGCGCGTC